CCAGTTGTCTGAAATGCTCAGCTACTCCTAGATAGAACATCCTGATCTCAGAATGCTTGTGCACAATATTGAAGTTCGTGTAGTCGCGACATGCTACATAACCATGCTTATTCGCATCCCAAACCCTGCCTACCATGCGTTGTTGCAATGTTATTGAGTGCATCAACGGTACCTCAGGCAATGAAGCTAAGTATGCATCCTCAGCGTGACGAGACAGCATAGTCGACAATGCATACAAAGGTAAGGAGCCAGCTGCTAAGTTACGTTGTTTAGCCACCTCAGTTTTCCGAATCACACGGCACCAACTACTCAAGTTGGACCAACTCAACAAAGCAGCGAATGCCTCGTCATCCATATATGCAAAAGCTAACTTCTTGTTCATTAGTTGCGAATCGACCTCATCAGAATCAGGTACACAATACTCGCGTTCTACTGAACCCGTGGGCACATCACAAAAAGCAGTGTCATGCACTCCTCTCAAACCGTATTTCTGATATGAAGGATTGCTAGCAATCAACGCTCCAAAACGCATACCTTCATTAAAAGTCAAAGCCAGTACACCCGCCTCTATCTCGTCGGCATAGATACCCAATGGCCGTGGAACTCGCAATTCATCATAATCTAAACGCACTCGCATATCATCCAAGTCGTCGAAAACATCATTGTCATATCGACCCAACATCATGTCAACGTATTGCCAACTCGCGGAGTCTGCATAGATCGTAGGTGAAGCAGGTTGTCCCGTGCATGCACGCAACGCTAATTTAATTGGCTTTAACGACTGTCTAACACAATGGTGACAACCGTCAAACCATGCATATGTGGACAAGTCAACCAGTATGGGGCAGGCTCCTACTTCTGTTGCAGTACCCACCACTTGAGCGAAACAACCATGGCCCAGGAAAGTAGCATCCACTAACAAGTCCACAACAGGCAGCAGGTCACGGCGACCACGTAGCCACTGAAATACTAAGCGACCTTGAAGTACGGAACGAATCCGTAAGTTGTGTGACATATATGGCATCGCGGCACTCAATAATCGCTCGTCAGTCGTGTTATGCACCCCCGACAACAATAACCTCGCAATAACATTCTTACGCCAGGCATGAGATGCTAAAGTTGATAAACTCCCATCCCAAGTCGACGCCGCTGTTCTCATAAGCGCTCCAACAACTAATCGTGAGGATACCAATTCTGCTCGACTAATTGAAGGTCTAACTGATGCCGGCACCAAGCCAACATCGTCACATACCACGGGCATCAACGCATTCACCACATCACAGATAGAATCCAAAACCTCATCAGCATACTGAAACATCTTTTGATCAACCGAACAATCACAACACATGGCCCAATTACTGACGTTCGCACTCTCCGCACCAACACACTTTCCACGTCGTCTAAGACTACAATTAGATCTCCCATCACATGACTGGGATATCATATTTGGGACATTAGGGCAGTCCGCATCAGCCACAGGGGCATGACCAAGTGCCACCATTAGCCATGGCTTCATCACTTTTTCATAACGCGCATCACACAAAACTGACTTAAAGGCATTTATGGTTGCCACTATGTTTGAGAATGCCACTGAACACCAATTAGACATAGCAACAGACCAAGATCGGACAGCACTAGGCATGAACAAAAATTGAGCTGGAACCGCTACATTGAAGGCGAAGCGTCTACCAGCAGCGTTGAAGAATATGCGCT